TATTGCTCCATCGCGTGGTGTCCACACCCCACACGCCATCCGTAAAATCGGCGATGCACACACGGTATGAATACACCATGTATTGTTCGCCGATCCATCGCGCGCGGAAATTTCCCGTGTGCGATGTGAATTCCTCGCGGCGCTTGATCGCATCTAGCGCCTGCTTGCGATTGATTCTCCTACCCATACTAAACCCCCTATTGCTTCTGCCGCCTTGCTATCGGGGCTACCCACATCATCGCTTGATGTATTATCAGTGTTCTTATATGGGTGCTGTACTCGCCGGAGGCGAGCCTATAGAACGCTCCAAGCCCCCCTCTGGATTTTCCCAAGCCCCACTCTATATAGATTTCCTGAACGGTTATATAGATTTTCCTGATTCATATTTACTTACTTACATTACTTCCGTGAGTTACAGATAGAACAGCAGCACGGGGTGCCGCGGTCTAACTGAGGCCACCAGGGCAAAAAGAATCCCCGCACCACTCGGCGCTCCGAGCAGTGCGGGGTAGGTTGCGTACGCCAGTGCTAGACGATGGTCAGTTGCGCGTTCCAGTTCACTGATGCGTTCCATCGTTCACGAACAATCCACGCGCCGCCTTCGTCCTGATGAAGCACTTCGTATCCGATAGGATCGAGTGCATCCTTCAGAATGAAGAATGCGCGAGTATCGAGTTCATCGAGCCAAGTGTTCGGGCGATTCTGACGAAGCGCACCGATAGCCTTCACGATTCTATCCGATACCCTATCGGATTCTGCTTCCATTCTAGTACGATTCTCGCTATCCGTCAGCGATGAGCGGTGCTGATACACCAACTTCCACTCGACTGGATTGTAGTGCTTGCCTTCGTTCATTGCGATTCTCCCTTCATTGCGGGGAGTGCGGCATCCGCGCCGCACTCCCCGCGCTACTACGATGCGATTGTGAACGGTGCGTACTTCGGGAACTGCTTCCGCCAGTACGCGGGGAACTCGCGCAACACTCCGTCAGACTGAAGCACTTGGAACGCTTCAGTCCCTTCGAAGTATCGTGCGCGTCCACGCTCATCAGTAAGAATCAGCATCAGCCGATTGTCTACTGACGATAGTGTTGCGTCGTATCGACGAAGTACTTCGTCGTACACTTCGTCGTGAACGATGACGCTATACACTTCGTCATCGCTACGGCGAACTACCATACGCTCGACCATTGTCGTATTCTCCCTTCCGAGCCTTCGGTGGCTCGCCCTCATCATCTCTCAGTCTATTATAGAGATTCTTTTGGCGTCGTCGTAGGCCCCGGAGGGGCCACCATCGAACTATTGGGTCAGTCAGTTTGCTATTCAGATTACTTATTATGTTATTACTTACTTACTTATATATTTATACTTATATTCCTCTACGGGGGGCGCGACCGCCACTAAACGCTGCTCCGGCCTGACGCAGGGCAAAAAGAATCCCCGCACCACCTGGCGTTCCAGGTGGTGCGGGGTGTTGCGTGCGAGTGCGTGCTAGGCGTTGTAGCGGCGGCGCATCGCCGTATCGATCTCATCCGCTGCTACGATTGCCACCCAGACCACGCCGCCCGTGGCGAATCCGATTGCGAGAGAGTGCGCATCGCTCGCGCCCGCGATCCACGCGGCAGCCGCGCTGCCGATGATCGCCGCAACGAAGAGAGCGAAGAAGCGCACGAAGTCGCCCTCCAACTCTTCCACCTCGCCTTCGCTCCATCGCAACGCGGCGAAGTGATCGCCGAAGAGATAGAGCGAGAAAGCGAAAGCGTACGCGCCGACGCCAGCGAGTGCGCCAACGATTGCGCCAACGAATGACGCGGAGAAGAATCCAACGAGTGCGCCGATCACCGCGGCGATTGCGAGAAGCAGTCCGAACATAGCGTGTACCTCCTACGATTGTGCCGCGCCACAGCGGCGCCGCTGCACCCATCATCACACAGGGGTAAATCGCAGCATCTTTGGGGTGGCTGATGCACCCGGAGGGTGCACCCAACCCCCAGAATGCGTCCAAGACCCCCCCCTCCCCCTGTGCGGCTAGGGACGCGGGGGATTTTTTATAGTTGCGGGGAATTGGGGGTTCTATAAGCGACCCACAAGGGGCCTGTAAAGTCCCCGGAAATGCCTATTTGCGGCCCGTACGGCCCTGTTGATTCTCTTCCCGTATGGTGAGCTCCCACGCGAGCCTGCAGACCGCCTCATGCGGGTTTCTGCCCCTGGCGGACACCATTCGACCCTTCCGGTTGTGGGCAACCGCCATCCAGTCGTTATCGACCATTGCGCGGTGAATGCCGTGAATGATAAAGCCGAACGATTGAACCACCTCGTCTGCGGCCTCAAACGTCAAGACAGCAAATTCAGCCCACTTACTCATTTTCCACCAACTTTTTCAGCGCGTCGTACGGCGTTTCTCCGCGCGCGTTTCGATATCCGACCCATGCGCCTCGCTCTGACTCCCTTCCGTGAAAAAGGTAGTCCAGCGCGCTATCCTCGCTTTCAGCTTCTGGGTCCCAGCGTCGCGTCGTCACCGACCACTCTTCGCTTTCGTTGATGTACTCCATCAGCCACAGACGCTCGCCCTCTTTGAGGAGTGGGAGCAGCTCCATCAAGTCACTCATGATTTCCCTCCATGTAGTTCGTCGCAAGCTTTGCGAAATCGGTCTCGTATCCAAACGACCCGTGGTGAACGGTGCGTGCATCTACGAGGACATTGACATCGTATCCGATTGCGCGCATATCCATACAGAATCCGAAGTCCTCTCCCCAGTGCTCTTTCGTTTCTGGATGCACCATGAAGCGGAAGAATTCGGTAAGGCGCTGATTCGTCAGCGTGTTAAGATACCAGCGGTCTGGATACTTCTCGCGGAAGTCAAGCAGTGCTTCGCGGCGAATGATCATTGCGCCAGTTCCTGCGCGCTGCGCCTTGAGCAGCATCCTTGAATCCGGTCGCTCTTCATCAATCGGCAGGAAGTTCATTCCGCCGATGTAGGCAGGAAGATTTCTTGCTGGGATCTCTGGATACTTTCGTAGCACTTCCACCGCAAGATCAAAGTTTGCAATTCGCTTTGCGCATGGCAGGGCGACAATCGACTCACCAGAGGCCATAGCCCTCAAGACATCCTTGCCGGTAAACTCGATATCTGAGTCAACCATGAAGAGATGCGAGTAGCCGCTCTCCAGGAATGAGTGCAGCAAGACATTGCGAGCGTCCGTCAGGATTGACGATCCGTGGACCATCTTCCATTTGAAGGCAATGTTGTTGTGCATGCAATCGCGCTGAAGTTCGAGAAGTCCCATCGTATTTCCCGGGTGCATCTCGTGGGCAATCGGCCCGCCCGCATACAACGAGGGCAGGTTCTGCTTCGCCTGATTCTTGATTTGCTTAAACTTCTTACCCATGGTTCTCCCTCTTTGTGGCGGCAATCATCTTTTGCACCGCCTCAATTGGGCTTTTAGATACGCCTCTGACAATTCGGTGCTCCACGCCAGAGTAGTTTACCGCAGTCGCAATCCACAAGAGCAGACCGCGCGAAACGCCGTCAAAAACCCATGAATCGGGGAGCTCGTTGTCAACTGAGCTCCAGAGTTCGTCGAGCGGGTGCATTACTTCTCCTCCTTCTTTGAATAATCCCATGAGTCGCTATCGCCAAGCGCCCATCTGCCAGACTCGGCAGAGAACTCCTGGGTGCTGACCTTGAAGTCGGGGATCTTGCGATTCTTAAAGACGAGCGCCTCGTCCTGCCACAAGACACGGTTGTTTGGCTGTGCGGCAAACTGGCCGTTGTCGAGCTTCATAAAATTATATGATTTGTGTTCTGCTGGTAGTCTCGCCCAGTTCGCGTCAATCTCATTCGGATCAGAGTGCACCATATCCACGGTGAACAGGTAGTGCCCGTTGTGCCATGCACCGTTCTGCGAGCGGAATGAGCAGCGCATGTTCTTGAGGGCTGCCTTCTCAATCACCGCAAGTTGTGGCGAGTTTGCGTCCCACAACTGCAGGTCCCCAAGCGGCAAATCTGGCGTTGGGGTTTCGGGTTTCCATACATAGGCGCTGATCGGAAGCTTGTCGTACAGCGCGCCGTACTCCGGAAGAAACGCTTCGACATAGAGGGCGCGGTGGCGAATCGCCTTGACGGTCACCCAGTAGGCTGGCGTGAACTCGCCATATCCGTCCTGGAGGTCGCGAAGGTACTCCTTGCGGACGTAGCACGAGATTGGTGGAATGTTTGCAATTGCGTAAGACATTATGAAGCCGCCTTAATTTTATCGCGATACTTTTGGGCTGCCTGGCGCATGTATTCGCGGCGTCGATTCAAGTCTTCGACCTCTACCTCGCACGCGATACAGCGTCCGTGTTTCTTGGAATAGTAAAACTCTCGATCTGAGGGCCACCACTCAAGACACCGAACGCACTTGCGAATCATCAGCAACCAACAGAGTAAAGCAGGGAGATGATGACGACAGCACCCGCGATCGCCATGAGAATGAATGATTCAGTATTTTCGCTCATTGATCCTCCCTGTTCCTGCTACGTTCGATAGAAAACCCCTTCGGATACCTCATCTGCAGCTTCCGCTCATTGATCTGGGCAACCTCCCCAAGGTCAATGCCGGTCACCGTGGCAATCTCGGAGATATACCAAAGGATATCGCCAAGTTCCATGGTCAGGTAGGCGCGGTCAAGATCGTGGCCGTGACCAACCCACTTCTTCAGGTGATCAATCAACTCTCCCGACTCACCCGCCAAGCCCATGCAGGCAATGGCGGCGCGACCTTTCACGCCTGGGATTGCGATATCTCCGCGTGCCGTAACGGCGGCACCACGTTGATACGAACTGAAGCTGAGGGCCACGTCCCCACGGCTATCGACCGTATGGTCGCAGCAGTTTCCCTCACTACACCCAACGCATGCACAGATGCAACAATCTTGTGTGATCATGTTTCCTCCTAAAGTAAAATGACGGGGATTGCTGCCATAAGGGCAATGCCGACCGACCAGAGTGCTGCGGCAAACGCAACAAGGTACGAGGCATTTTTCCGACTCTTCATTGGAGAGGTGACGCCAAGCGCAAACAGGGCGACGGCAAAGATGCCCGTAAGGACCTGTAGCCGGTTGCTGTAGTTCCCCTCAAGATCTGATTCGGCGAGGGGGCCTTCACCGCTGTCGTACATCTCGTTGTATGGTCCGTACACGGCGTCCATATACTCGGTGCAGTCTGGCAGTTGTCCTTCTGGGTTTTCCTGCTGGCATGGCACCGCATAGAGGCTGAACTCATAGGAGCCGCCAAGGTCGGTATCCCAAGTCAACAGGTCGGCTCGGTACTTCACCTCTGCCGTGATCCACAGGTTATTCGCATCAGCGATGATCAGCTGATATTGGCTGTATGCAGCAGAAGACGCGTTGCTGTGGAAGGACGCCTGAATCGCCGTCCACGCGGTTGTTGTTGAGACGAGGCCAATCAGCAGTACGACTGCAAGCTCCCCCGATATCTTGTTCAGCAACGTTGACACCCTGCTCATGACTTCTCTTCCTTCTTTTCCTTAAGCTTCTTGATCTCTTCGTTCAGTTGAACAATATGCGCATTGGCAAGATCGAGCTGAACGGACAGCTGGCCAATCTTTATCAACAGCATCTCTACGGTGATTTGTCCTTCTGCCATGGTTCTCTCCTACTTTTCCGCGAGCCAGCAAAGCTCGCAATCCTTTGTGCTGGGAATATAGTAATCCTCGCACTTGTGCTCTTTAATTGCATTATCAAAGCAGTCGTCACAATGGAATGTGAACTGCTGATCTTTTGAGAACTTCGGATCGTGCTGGGCGCAGGGGTCGAAATCTACCTCACCCACACTCGCACTCCTTCTCAATCACGGCAAACACAGGCATGCCGGGAGACAGGTACGCACCTTCGATATTGAAGCTGATGTACTCGTCTGCCTCCTCGAAGTGGTAGCACGTCTCGTGCGTGTCTCCAGGGTGGTTTGCTTCACATGTCTGAATAAAGTCATCCAGAAGGGTCTGGAGGATCTTATTGCGGTCATAGATCGCCACAACCTTTGGCCCATCGCTCCCATGAAAGATTGTCCCGTGTCCAATCAGGCAGTTATCCCACCCGTCGGCGTACACCACATCCTCCATCTTTTCGATGGCTGGGCGCACGATCGTTGTCTGCTCGTTCATATTCCCTCCTTATGGCTTGATTGACCAAGCCTCTACAGTAATGAACCCACTACAGTACGGAAGCCGTGTCGTACCCACCTTAGTGAATACATTGCTTCCCCATGCGCACGCAGCAAACTCTCTGTGTTCCCCCCACCCCTTGACCCAAAACGATCCTTCTGGTGGTGGTGGCAGGTGGTCAAGGCTGGCGCTAAGGGTCCCATAGGGATCGCCATAGACGCCGTAGGCAATGATAGCAACTTTTCCGCTAGGGTATCGATCCATGTAGAGCTTGACTGGTTTGCCTCGATACTCGATCTCAGCAATCTCTTTCCCCTTCACTTGATCTTCCTCACCTTTACAAGGGACCGTTCGTCTATCGGTGTACTGACATGCCATGCATCAAGCAACCAGGCTGCCCAGAGCCTTGGCCGGACTGCTGGTACCACTCGTGTGGCAAGCAGTTGCCGGTAGCGGCGGTTGGGAAGCAGGCGAATGATGGTAGGGGCCAGACTAGCCGCTACTTCAATTTTCCCCAAAAAAATTTTCGACGTGCCGTCGGAACGGAGCAGACGAAAAGGAAGCATGGTAATCAATCCGTTAACATTGGCGATTACCATGCGATCCTCTTTCATCTTGAGCCGTCGCGCGCGGAACCAGTATCCGCAACCGAGGTTTCACGTTGATCTCTTGGGTATCGTGACCGAAAACCGATCAGCGATTTACAATCTTGAACCACAGGCCCCACAAGACTAAAGAGAGCGTGCTGCCGATTACGACAGCCGCCACGTAGCTAAAGAATGTCGCGAGATCCATCAGAACGGAACCTCTGAAAAGTCTTCTTCTGGCGCGGCCGCCTTTGCAACCGTTGCGTTCTTGCCCTTGGCAAGAAGGTCAAACGTTCGCGCCGTGATCTGAATGGACGACTTGGTTTCGCCGTTGCGTGTCGTGAATGACTTCACCGAAGGGACGCCCTCGACACACACAAGGTCGCCCTTGTCAAGCAACTGGACCGCAAGCTCTGCCTGCTTCTCCCAGATGGAAACGTCGTACCAATTTGTTGTCTCCTCGCCTGCGCGCTTGTTCTTTACTGCGACGCTGAATGAGGAAACGTTCTTTCCCGTCTTGGTGCTGCGAAGCTCTGGCTTGCTTCCAAGCCTGCCAGTTACTTCAATCCTTTCCTTTGCCATCTCACTTCTCCTGACTTAGGACCAGTCGGACATATTCTTCCGCTGCTCCAAATTCCATTTCCCAAACTCGTGGGATAAACCATCGGTCATTGACGACCAATCCAGCCGCTACCGCGTCAAGCGTTAGCTTCAACAGATTATCAGCATCCATGGGTCTTTTCAAGTGCACCCACACATCGATGACAATCCGCTTCTTGTCGACTGGCAGAAAATCTGGGCGCTTAATGAGCGCCTGTCTAGTTTCATGCGTTACTTTCTCCTTCCATGCTTTTGCCTCTCGCGTCATGTAGATGATGCGACCAGCAACGCGATACGCGCGATTCCATGACGGCGGTCTGCCGACAAGGACAATCTCAAGCCCGTCCGTCCAACCTTCCAAGCCGGATACGCTGGTCTTCCCCTCCCACTTTGACAGCGCGACAGGTTTGCTGTAGGCGGGAGACGAGAGCCCCATATCCAAGGACATCGAGTTCATCGAGACCGCGGTTCGTCGTGGCAATCGTCGAGAGGCAGGCACTATATCTACTTTCGACAAGAACGTACAGCCGTTCAGCTGCCCAGTCCGTTGCCTTCTCCTTCCCAAGATCATCCAATACCACGACAGATGCTCGTGATGAGCAGAAGTCAAAAAGTTCAATAACTTCACTGTCACTATACTTCATCGACTGCCGAATCTTATCCAAAAAGATGGGCACATTGATAAAGCGAATCCCAGTCGTCCCGCTGGCGATTTTCTCCCGCACCGCCCCGATGGCAAGGTGGGTCTTTCCCGTCCCCGGTGGTCCAACGAAAAGCAGTCCTCGCTCGCCCAGCGGGGCCTTTGCCCACTCCCTGGCAGCCTCTAGGGCCGTATTAGAGCCACCCTGAGCCTCGAAATTGGCTAGGGTGCTGTTTAGATACCTTTTAGGAATTCCGGCCGCCTGAAGCGCTCTGGGAAGGTCCTGCGGGGGCTTGGCTTCGTAGGCAACGTCCTCAAGGTAAACAACCTCGTCTGTCATCGGTCGTCCCGCCAGTCAGTAAAGGCTGCGATAAGAAGAAGGACGGCCAAGAAGGCCATCCCAGCAATTCCCCAAAAGTGTTCGTGTTCCATGACTACTCCTCCAAATGTGCGTCTCGGACGCTTGCCGAAATCGCAACCTTCTTATTGTTGCCGTTTTTTGCCATTGCTGTCAAGTATGCAATCGGGTCACCTTTCAGGTCCCGAAGTGCAGCCTCGCAAATTGCCGACATAAGCGCAGGGATGCCGCCTGGATATTCGCGCATCAGCTTTGCGATTCTTGCGTAATCATTCTTTTGCGGAACAATGCCGATCATCTGGCCCATGAACTCAACCAATCGACCCTGCCTGTTGGTGCTGGAGACGATGTATTCCAACCACTCTTTCATGCTTCTTGATGGAATCTCTTTTTCATCACCATCGCGCACCATCCTGCCGCGCGCAGATGCTGCGATTGCTTCTCGCGCCGCGCGCAATCCGTCAGTCGGCTCCTGCCACTCGTCCCAGTCGTGCACCACAAGTCCGTCCAGAAGTCCAACGCGTCGGAACTGCGGAAGGAACTTTGCGTTCTGCGTTCCAATCAACGCCTCGATGTGTTGATCTGATTCAAACAAGCCATTTGTCTCTGATGCCGCACACAACAAGACAACCCACGCCCATCTGGCGTTGTTGTCGGTAAGCCGCCACAGCTTCTTGTGTCGCGGCATGTCGCTGTAGCATCTCCAGTAGACACGACCATCAAGGATGTCGTCTAGCGGGATGATTGACACGACTTCTCCTTACTCTTCTTCTCCACAATCGTCGCAGAGATAGCTTTCATCATCGGGGTCTCTATCATACTCAGTTCCGCATGAATAGCAAATCGAGTTCAACGCGATGCTTACTCTTCGTCTTTGAAGAGGTCCTTCTTGAGCGTTGGGACAAGATTGAAGAGTTTCTTTCTTGTCTCTGGCATTTGCTGCGGGTGGCTTTCCCACTGATTGCAAAGCGCCTTGAATTCACAGGTTGCATGAGCAAACGCCGTGGGGTTCGGATAGATCGCGCCCTTCTCAATTGCATCAAGAAATGCGCGAGCACCGATGTAGAGCGAATCAATGTCGTCCTGGGTTCTTGTCGTTATTCTTCTGTCGACATTTGGGCCCTTGGCCGACTTGCTTAGAATGTTAAACACAACCGAAGGGTCATGATCAAAGTTTTGTCGAACAGCAGACACATAGGCGGTTGCCTGAATGTCGCGATGCTCGCGCTCCTTCTCCCATCTTCGATCTGATGTCTTGTGCTCAATCACGCGAAGGTCGTCCGTAATCATGTCAACTTTTGTCTTGAGCTTAATTGGAAGCTTGCCAAGTCGTGAGTGAGAGATTTCCGACATCATCGTATGCTCAACATGCTTTGCCGTCCAGTCATCACCCTCAAGGATTCCGTGTCGCAGCATCTCCTCTCCAGCAAACCCTTCGCTAAGGATGTCCCGCTCTTTCTCTGCGCCCCAGTCAACCTTTGCCGACTCCTCAACCCAAGTTTCGCGATACGCCCGGAAGGCCCAGGTCAAATCGCCGTTCTTCTTGCCGTGGGAGTACCACATCTGAAGGCCACTATGCACCGATGTCCCAAGGGCAAAGTATGGCGTGGTGCGATTTGTCCACATGCCAAGACGATACTTATACCACCAGCGTAACGGACAGGCGAGAAACTCGCGTAGTTCGCTAACGCTTACATGCTCTGGGTTTCGCTCAATAATTCTCACTGAAGCTCAGCCTTGCGAGCCTTGAACTTCTTAACAAGAAACTCTCGAGAGATGTCGTCAATCTCAATGCCATCGGCGCTGGACTCGTTAATCTTCTTCCCGATCTCATTGAGCGCGTCAAGGTTTGTCGCCTTGTCAAACTCGTCAACAAACTTCTGGACATGTGGCGGAAGCACCGCGTCGTCGAATACTTCTGCGGCAGCCTTGGCAACCGACTTCGACGAGCCGCCCTTGGCCTTGATCTCATCGTCAGAAGCAATCCGCTTTGACGGAAGCCCAGCCATGACCAGCGCGCGACCAACTGCAGATGTTTCGCAGTTTTCGATTTCCGATCCGCGAGTGTACGGAGTTGCGCCTGGAATCTGCATGGCGCTATGTCCAATGCCTGCTGGACGATCGTCCACAAAGCCAAGCCTTTCGTCAAGCCCGTTGTCTTCCTTGACGCCGCGATAGGCTCGCGCCTCAATGACCACGCGCTTTTCGGTGTGCTCGACAATTCTTGTTTCAATGCGAGCGTTTGGGTACGCCTCGTACCACGCGCGAATGCGCTCCGCGACATCAACGTAATCCTTAAGTGCGCTCTTGTCAAATGCCATTTTCTTCCCCCTTCTTTAGATACTCATCGAGGTCTTCAAACAATTTGACCTCATCAATCCCCAGGAACTCAGAAATCTTTTTCCGCATTGGCCCACTGATAGGAGCCTGTCCATACTGCACCTGATTCAGGTACCCATACGATACCCCAAGATGCCTTGCGATGTAGCGGCGCTTGATTCCCGTTTCCTCAAGGAGTTTCCATACCCGTGCAGTTTTCTTCCTTTGGATAATCCTTTGCTCCGCAAAATTAGGTCCCGTTTGCTTCATTAACTTTCCTGGCTTTCTAGAACCGGGTTTGTAACCCAGTCCTCCATTGCAATTGAGATACCCCTTCTATACGACAAAATCTCGTCGTAGTCAACCAAGCCATCCAAGTCGTTAGATGCCGCGTTGGCGGCCTCGAACGCGATAATCTCTTTTGGCTTTACTTGTGCGCCATTTTCAAGCGAGTGCTTCAGATACTCCAGGAACTTCTTCCGTCCGAGCATCATCAGATCCATTTCCTGCATCTTCGTTCTCCAATCCCCTGCCGTGTGCTGTGCAACGGTCAAGAATGCATTTAGAGGAAGACGATGGCCCAGACGCAGAAACGTCCTCGGACCTCATCACCCTGCCCCCAGGGCTGCAATGAGCGTTGGGGCAAAAGTACGAACGCGACGATAGCTGAAACAGCGAACCGCCACACGCGTAGCAAGAAACCCCAATTGATACCCGCATGCTCCCTCCTTTAGAGTATCATCTTACTTGATGATATCACCCTTCGTCAAGCGGGAATTGGGGACGCAGGCAATATGAAATTTCTGATTGCCTCTTTTCACAATAGGGCCTAGGCCCCTACCGATGATGCCAGCCGACTTGGCCATGCATTGACGGTTGTCGCACTTGGCCCTAGGAAAGTCATTCACTTCGATCATACTGAAACCCCTCCAGATACTCATACAGCGCCTCTCGCCACTTGCGGGAAGACTCTGTTTTCATTCTATGATGCCATCCGCACAGCGTCACCAAATTCCACATCTCGGATGGTCCGCGCTTGCCAAAACCTGAATTGAACACATGATCTAATTCAAGGATGATCTGACCGCCCGGCCCAAACTGGCTGCCGCATTCTTCATGCATTCCAACTCGCGGCCCGACACAGCCTCGGTCGCGGTCAAAAACATCCTTCCTCATTTTTGGCGTAACAGGATCTTTGTGTGCCATTATGCCTTCTTCGAGCGCTTGGCTTTCTTTTTAGGCTGCTCCGGCTCTTCCATCTGACGAGCTGGCTGCTTGACGCCATCTGCCTTCATGACGCGACAGGGGATACAGAAGCAGGGCTGTTGATGATAAAACTTTTCAGCCATGCGCGACTATCGCTTTCGCTCTTTAGCCTCGACAGATCGCATGACCTTGTTTGACCAAGCCTTGCCAGGATCTCCGCCCCAAAGGGCCCAAGCAATTCTGCCAGCCGAAGGGAATCCCTTCTGTCCTGGCGACCAGCCCTCGCCCTTCTTGTCAACTTCGTGTCGAGCAAGATACGCACGCATCTTTCTTACGCGAGGAATGGTCATCTTGTTGGAGATAAGCATTCTTGCGGTTACCTGTCCTGGGCCGATTCCGCCTCGACCAAACTCTCTTCTCCAGTCAAGACCACGACGGGCTTCTGCCCGCACACCAGCCGGAACGTTGAGGTTAATCGTGTCTGCTTTGTAAATCTCAGTCTCAATAATCTCTGGAATTGCAGCACCTGCTGCGCGGTAGATATCAGCGTTGCCTGGGTCGTATTGAGAAACGATGGCCGCGCCAGCTCTGCTGATCTGTCCAATTCTGCTCTTCTTGTAATAGTCCATTGACCCGACTGGGAAGGTGCTCTCCTCAACGGAGAAATCAAACCCAATCTCAAGAAGCTGCTGCTTTACCTCTTCGACCTTTCCCTTTGTTGATGTGATGGCAATTACGCTAACGCCAGACTCAACAAGATCGTCAAGGGCGTCAATCACATACGCCGGGCATTCGTCGGAGAGAACAGATTCCGCATTGACGATTGCAACCTGCTTTTGCGACTGCTGATTCGAGTTCATGCTTGGATTCGGTTTTTCTTCAAGTTGCTCTTTTCCTGTTTCTGGCTTCTGGCTGTTTGCGCCATCATTTCCGTTGCCACCGTCAGGGCCATCTGGTCCGCCATCCGTTGGCTCGTCTGGCTGATCTGGGTCGCCGACTTTACCCTTCAGGTAAAGCTCGTAGTATCTAAGTGGCATGTATCCAAGCGGGCTTGGCATCCACACCTCATCGCCCATTTCCCCAACGCCCTCTTGACCCCGCTCCTTGAGCGCGTCGTTTAGTCTGAGCCATGGAAGACCGGCAAGTGCGGACTTGTAATATTCAGCAACAACCTGAGCGGACTCTCGGCCAACATCTGTATAAACAAACCGGAGATTCCTGTCATAAAGCCAGACAACCTCTCGGGTCATGTAGTCGGCAATAAGCTCGCACAGCGGGGCAATGCCGTTGTCAGCGGTGAACGCAGCGCCGTACTCGGACGTGCTCTTGTTCACATCGAAGTTAAGCCCGATGTCTTGTGGCTGAACGCCAAACACCGCGCAAATCTTTCGTGCCAGATAAATCTGCCATTCCATAAACTGCATGTCGCGGTTTGACTGCGCCATTGGAATCCACTTGACTCCCTTGCCACCGCCAGTGATTGCGGTCTGGCTCTTTCCGGCAATTTCGCCTTCCCAATAATTCTTAAATGCGTCAACCTGGTCTGGTCGCACACCCTCGCCAAGGTCAATAATTCCAGGCGGTGTTGCCTGCTCCACAATATTGTTGTTGTACTTTGCCGCTCGAAGGTCCGCCTCAATGGTCTCAGCAAGAACCTCTAGCGGGGAAAGCCCAAGCGGTGAATAGGTAACCCTATTCCCAACAATTACAATCATCTCTTCATTAAGGTATTCGCCAATGATCTTTCCGGTCTCGTCGTACTCAAAGTATCTTGGCTTCTTGAGATTTGAACCGTCCCAATCTGGGTCAAATGCAATGCGCGCCCCGTCTTTTGGCCAGAGGCTCTTTATGGGTCGACCAGTTCTTCCGGCCCTAGATCCGACAGTGAATTCTTTTTCAATGCAGCCCTGGTCAAGAACGAGAACGTCCTCAACAATTGGCTCAATAAAAGACCGCCAAGAATCCATTCTTGTGTTTGGATCTCTTAGCAAAGCCTTAATCGCTTTTACATTGGCCTCATTGACTTCACCGCTGCCGTCAATACTGACGATGTCCCACTTCGCGCGGCTGATCTGCTGTCGCCTAAGATTAATCGCAGATCGAATCCATGGGTTTGTTCTTGACCACTTGCGCAGTTGATTTACTGATCGCTTTTGAACGGTTCCCTTGCCAGCGCCGCGAGCATACGGCTGGGCATCGTAATTTGGAATAAGGATTGCATCCTTAAGTAGCTGGGCGTCAACCTCTGATTGTGCAATCTTTTCTTGCTGCTGTCGCTTCTCCCATGGCATCATTACCATAGATTTTCCTCCTTTGGCTTTCTGGTGCGCCAAGAACGAAGCGCCCCAGATACTGCAATTCCATCAAGGTCTTTATTCACAATTGATCTGGCCTCCGAATAGTTAAATGGTATCAAACGAACGCCGTCGACAATTCCGACGCCGCGAAACGATGGGAGTCTACCCCACCACTTTGGGACAACGAATCTACCGTCCTCAAATTGAAGCTCTATGCTTTCGTTAACGTCCAGCATCCTCTTCGCCTTCCCCAGAGTCCTCGGTCTCGTCAGATTCACCAATAGCAGCTATTGCCATTTCGAGACCCATATAGTCAGACATATCTGTTGGGTTTTCTTTTCTGAAAGTTTCCCAAAAGCCATCGTACTCTCTGTCTTCGGAATCTTCCAGCCTTACGAGTTCTTCTTCCACGTGGCGCTGATACTTGATTTGCTGCGGAACGCTTCTCTTTACCCTTGAGAGAACCTTATGGCATTGAGGGCAGACGGAGTACCTCTTTTGGCCCTTTGCCCTTGGGACCATTGGCTCCGGTATCAGCTCGATTTCGTGATGATCCTCGCCGACCATGATTGTACATAGGGCGCACCTTGGGTGAGCCCTATGTATCTCCTCATACCTCTTCATGACTGGGGCGAGCATTTTCTGGATCTTGCGCATGGCCAACACAATGCCCAGGATGCCAGCCTCGGCACCCCGTAATTCAATGCATAGCTCGCACTTGACCGCGGTGTTATCACACATGTCAAGATTATACATCAACCGTCAAGTAAATCTTATGACCGCTATGATAAATTCACGTAGGAATCAAGGGGCTTGCAAAATGGCCCCATAGGGGAGATTATTTGGAAGTGCTTATACGGGACTATCTGCTGACACCGGCGTCTAACAGGGGTCTCGAGCGGTCTTCCGCAAAATACAGCAATTGGGGGGTTTACCTTGGAATTTAAAATTTATACCAACGCTCTAAAGGCCTACGAGACCGAAGACGGCGAGCGATATGTTGCAGGGACAACCTCATCGACAATTAGGGATCTCCACGGCGACGAGATGTCGCTAGACGCCTTGAAGACCATGGCGGAGACTGCAAGACAGAATATGACGGTCTTCCTAAATCACAACTACAATGTTCCCGAGGACCTTTTTGGTTCTGCTACTAGCGCCGAGATCGTAAAGCGATATGACCGTGAGACAAACGAGGAAGTGTACGATCTTGACCTTAACATCCGAGTTGTCAACGAGGACGAAAACCCAGAAGCTCTTCGCGCATATCGAGCAATAAAGCGCGGGGTAAAGCTCGGCCTTTCTATCGGGGCGCGAGTTGAAAAGGCCAGACGAAAGGCCGCAGAAGGCGACAAGCCAGAATCAATTGTCATCGAAAAAGTTCGCCTCCTTGAGGCGAGCGTTGTTGGAATTCCAGCAAACCAGAGATCATATCTTCAGAATGCTATCAAGAGCCTGAAGTCTGCTCCAGAAGTTGACAGCGATGTCTTCTCTGAGCCATCAGACGAAACAAAGGATGCCACGGAGATTATCGACAGCATTAAGGCTGTCGATATTGAGGAAAATGCCTCGCCGGAGGTTGCTCCGCTTGCTGGTTCCCCTTATAACCTTCTTAGCGAAGAGGGGACTGATGTCGAAGACACCGATGAGGAAGACGACAGCGCGGAGAAGTCCGCAGTTAAGTCTTTTGGATTCGGTGACTTTGTTGCTTGGCAAAACACCGAT